GCAGAACTAAGAGACAAAGGTAAAATTAAAAGTCTTGAAAGATCAGATGATGATCCTGATTTGATGGTCAAAAGAAAAATTGAACCAGAGACAATTGCATTCATTACAAACATTGCTAAGTCAACAGGCAGAAGTGCAGAAGATGTTAGACAGGCAATTGTTGATAAAATGAATGATGGGTACGGAATGAATGATCCAAAGCGTGTGATGCTTGATGATGACGCTAGAATAAGTGCTTACATAGACACACAAGTAACAATGAATGAAATGGATTTTGCTCAAGAGTTAATTGACGATGTATTAGAAAATTATCCTATACAAGGTATGACAGGTAATCCTGTGTTAGACGATTTATTAAAACAAGAAAAAGAATTAATAGAAAAAGGAAAACAACGAACAGCAGAATTACAAGAACTCAGATCAAGAACTCAAGAAGTCAAAGAGATGGTTGAGGGCATGGGTTTAGATACAAGTGGGATTGATTTTGATCTTATAAAAAATTCTGATGATATGAATGCGGTAAGAGAAGAGGCAGAAAAATTAAGATTACTTATGGGTGACTTAATGGGTGGTGGTATTGAAGATTTAGCAAAAAGCGATAATCTTCAAAAAGCTTTGGAATCTATATCAGGACAAGCAAAATCTGATATGGCACTAGCAAAGGAAATGGCTGAGATAGCTAGAACACCAGGAGAGCGTGACACCGCAATAAAGAAAATGGAAGAAATACAAAAAGCGTATGAGGAGTCTGTAAAGACAGGAGTATACGAATCACCGTTTTCACCAAAAAGAGTATTAAATGCCAAAGGCGGTCGTATTGGTTTTGCAGACGGTGACTTTGTTGCACCAGAAGATATCATAACTAGACCAGCTGATAATGAAAATAGAATAGCTGAGTACATGGCAAAAATAGAATCAGGTGAACTAATTTATGATCCTGAAACAAAACAGTTTATACCTGCTCCAATGAAAAGAAAAAGACAAAACACTAGACCTGCTGACAACGAAGAATACATGTCTGATTTAATGTATAGAATGAAGATGGAAGCGGAAGGTAGAAAAGACGGTGGTCGTATTGGTTTAAAAGATGGCGGTGGACCAAAATTTAGTCGTCGTGGTTTTTTACAGGGCTTAGGAGCACTTGCAGCAAGTGCATTTTTGCCTTTTAGAGGGGCCGAAAAAGTTGTGCCTGCAGTAACAAAAGCAAAAGCTATTACTCCTGTTGCTGGTATGCCAGATTGGTTTCCACTTCTTGTAAATAGAATTAGAAGCAAAGGCAAAGTAACAAGAGAACCAGGTTACAAAGAATTTACTTCTGGTGGTGATACAGAAAAAATTTACAAGCTTGAAGACTATACTTTGTACGAAGATATGGCTACAGGTAAAATTACAGTAAGTGGTCGAGGTAATGATTATCAACAAGTTTCTATGGAATATACTCCAGGTGAAAATAAAGTTATGTCTAAGAAAAATCCTCTTACAGGAGAAATGGACAGAGGAGTCGTGACAGAAAAACCAAGATTTGAAGCTGGAGAATATGCAAAAGGTGATCCGTATGATTTTGAAAATACAGGTGTTGACTATGACGATTTAAAAGGAGATGTTAGCAACTGGGAAAAATTTGCAACGGGTGGTAGAAAAATAGATGATAAAAAATCTGTGATAGATGATTTTATAAAAAATCAAACAGACCCAAATATTATAGATGATATGGCAAAAGGTGGTAGAGTAGGGATGGCACAAGGTGGTATAGCATCTAGATTTAAGGAGAGAGTACATTATGGTAATTGATAAGAAAACATTGAACGTCCCAAGACCAAGACGTTCGTTTCAAATAAAAGGACCACAAGCAGGCGCTGCCGCTGCAACAGAAATGTTGCAACAACAGGCAAATACAAAACCACCTATCGAAGTTACAAGAACAGAAGACGGTGGAGCAGAGATTGATTTTGATCCACAAGCGCTAAACGCATCAATAGGACCACAAGGCCATAACGAAAACTTAGTCAATCTAATGAACGAGGATGACACTGAGCAACTAGCTAGTGATCTACTAGAAGTTTACGAAGACTGTAAAGCATCAAGACAAGATTGGGAAAATACATACACAAAAGGTATGGACCTTCTTGGTTTTAAATACGAAGACAGAGCAGAACCTTTTAGAGGTGCAAGTGGTGCCACACACCCTGTACTTGCAGAAGCAGTTACACAGTTTCAAGCACTAGCTTACAAAGAATTATTACCGGCTGATGGACCTGTAAGAGCACAGATTGTTGGTGCTGTTACACCAGATAGAGAACAACAAGCTGATCGTGTAAGAGATTTTATGAATTATCAAATTATGGTTGAGATGAAAGAGTACGAGCCAGAGTTTGATCAAATGTTATTTAACCTACCGCTATCAGGTTCTACATTTAAAAAAGTTTATTACGACCAATTATTAGGTCGTTGCGTATCTAAGTTTGTACCAGCAGAAGACTTGTATGTGCCATACACTGCAACAAGTTTAGATGACACAGAAACAATTATTCACAAAATAAAAATGAAAGGTAACGATTTATTAAAACAACAGTTGTCTGGTTTTTATGCTGATGTACCTGTTGAAGAAGATGAAAATGTTGGTGAGGTTACAGAGAAAAAAGACGAACTAGGTGGCATAGATCCACACAGCGATGAGATTTATAATGTTTTAGAATTTCACACACACTTAGATTTACCTGGTTTTGAAGAGTTGGATGAGATGCAAGAACCAACAGGTTTAAAAATTCCTTACATTGTTTCTATTGATGAAGGATCTGGAAAAGTTTTAGCTGTTAGAAGAAATTATGACATGCAAGATCCAGATAAAAAACGAAAAGAATATTTTGTACACTTTAAGTTCCTACCAGGACTTGGCTTCTATGGGTTCGGCCTAATCCACATGATCGGCGGATTGTCTAGAACTGCAACTGCAGCACTCAGACAATTACTAGACGCCGGCACCTTGTCAAATTTACCGGCCGGATTCAAAATGCGAGGCATTAGAGTACGTGATGAAGCTCAACCGTTGCAGCCGGGTGAGTTCAGAGATGTCGATGCTCCTGGTGGAAACTTAAGTGATGCATTCATGCCTTTACCGTTCAAAGGCCCTAACGCAACGTTGCTACAGCTTATGGATTTTGTAGTTCAATCTGGGCAACGTTTTGCGAGTATAGCTGATATGCAAGTGGGTGACGGGAACCAAAGTGCGGCTGTTGGAACTACAGTTGCATTATTGGAAAGAGGCTCAAGAGTTATGTCTGCAATACACAAAAGATTGTATGCATCAATGAAATGTGAGTTTATGTTATTGGCTGATGCTTTTGCAACATACCTACCACCTGTTTATCCGTACGATATTATTGGTGCACAAAAACAAATTAAACAAGCAGACTTTAACGAAAGAATAGATATTATTCCTGTAGCAGATCCAAACATCTTCTCACAGACACAAAGAATTACAGTTGCACAAAGTGCGTTGCAATTAGCAATGTCAAATCCAAAAATGCACAACTTGTATGAAGCTTACAGAAACATGTATGAGGCGTTAGGTATAAAAAACGTAAATGTTATACTACCGCCACCTAAAAAACCTGCTCCGATGGACCCTGCTATGGAAAATATCATGGCAATGTCAGGAAAACCGTTCAAAGCATTCCCAGGACAAGACCATCAGGCACACATGGATGCACATTTGACGTTTATGGGCACGTTTATGGCTAGAAATAACCCTCAAGCATTGGCATTATTGTCAAAAAACTGCATGGAACACATTGCATTGATGGCTCAAGAGCAAGTTCAGCTGGAATTTGCAGAAGAAATTGCACAAATTAAGCAATTAACAGCAAATATACAACAAATGGGCGGTATGAACCCGCAAAATCCGCAAGTTATGCAAGTTCAACAGCAAATTAAGCAAGAAACTGACAAAATTGAGTCTAGAAAAGCCATTTTAATAGCTCAATTGACTACTGATTACCTTGGAGAAGAGAAAAAAGTATTAAATCAGCTTGATAATGACCCATTATTGAAATTAAAGGCCGATGAAGTGCAATTAAGAGCCCAAGATCAGCAAAGAAAAGAGAAAGAAAGCGAAGAAAAAGCCAATATGGAGACTCTAAAACTGATTAGAGGAGGCCAAGAATTTGATGCTAAATTACAGCAAGATGATGACCATGCTAAGCTTAGAGCGTCTGTTTCACTTGCAAAAGACGGCATAAAGCAGATGAAAGCAACGGTTATTGATGAATAATCCACTTGAACTTTTACTAAGAAGACAAAAAGCTGCTCAAGGTGGTCGCATGGGTTTATTTAAAGGTGGTTCGTTAAGAGACAGTGGCATGGTAAAAGGTTCAAAAGGATACGGCCCGGCAGGTGCTGGTGGTGCCGCTATGGGTTCAAGTGGTAATCAAGGCAATAAGCAAGGTGGTGGTAACAAAAATCAACAAAATAATAATGTTCAGAATATACACTCTAATTATAAAGTTAATACTACTCCTGCTGAAGATGATAGTAAGCAAGAGCAAACTACTACTGTTGACGTTACGCCGAATGTAAAACAACAAAGTTTTTTAGATAGAATTTTTTCAGGCATATTTACAAAACCAACAGTAAAAGAAGATTTTGTAAACAAAGTTAAATATAACCCTAAACTAAATAGATTTATTAAAGAGACTTATAATGTCGCAAGCGTTGATGATTTAACGGATGCACAAGTGCAAGCAATAAATGATTATAACAATCTTTCATATGATGAGATTAAAGATGCTCTTAGCAACATGACAATGTCAGCTATAACAAATCCACTTGGTACTACGTATAACACAGCTACAATGGCAGCGCTTGGATTGCCAGGAATAGGAATGACGGGAATGGTGAATGCTTTAGCTAATATTGCCATGCAAAAACCTTCTTATGCTAAGAACCCACAAAATTTTGCATTTACTGGTCCTATGGTGGATGAACAAGGTAACCTAATATCACAAGATTTTAGTTACACCGGTCCTATGTCAACTAATCCAGCTGTAAATCAACAAATAGCAAATATACAAAACATAAGTGGGGTGACAGGTTTAACGGCAGCACAACAAGCGGAAGCCGTTGCCT